ATTTAATACCAAAAGGGACTGGTGAAGTACAAGCCAACGGAGTCGGTCTTGCTACAACAGGAAAAGCTATTGCAATGGCAATCGTATTCGGATAAAAGGAGTAAATTATGGCAGCACCAAATATAGTATCAGTATCATCAATCATAGGAGAGTCCCAAGGCTTTCAATTAGATACAACTCTTAACACAGAATTGTTAACTGTAGCTTCTAATAAATTAGTAAAAATTAATAGAATTTCAGTCGCAAACATTGATGGAACAAATGCAGCTGATGTAACTGTAGGAGTTGAAAAGGCAACAAGAACTTCAGCAGCAACAGGATCATCTGTATCTGGAGCCACTTTTTTAATAGCTAGCACTGTTTCAGTTCCAGCTGATGCGGTTTTAGTTTTATTAGATACACCTATCTATCTAGAAGAAGGTGATAAATTAGAAGGTGGAGCAAGTGTTGCTTCGGACTTAACTCTTTTTGTTTCATATGAAGTTATAGACGACGCGTAGGAGGTTTAAATTATGGCTGGCAATGGCGGAATAATTGGACCAACAAACGTAACGTCTCGTGGTAAAAATACAGTAACATCAAAAACATCGTCAGGAGATATCACACTACAATCAGGAACTAGAGTTGTTCAAACAGCAATTGTTGCTGGAGGAGCAGGAGGAGGTCATGATGGCGGTGGTGGCGGTGGAGCAGGTGGTTTAAGAAATATTGAAGTAAATGCATCGACAAGTGTAACAGCAACAATTGGTGGCGGAGGTGCTGGCGGATCAGGACCAACAACCAAAGGTGTTTCTGGTACTGACAGTAGTTTAGCTGCTTGTGGAACAACTTATACCTCAACTGGAGGTGGTGGAGGTGGTTCTAATAATACTGCGTCTGGTAATCCAGGTGTGGCTGGGGGATCAGGTGGAGGTGCTGCAAACACAGCATGTGCACCATCTACAAGATGTGGAGGTGCAGGAAATACTCCTCCAGTAAGTCCACCTCAAGGTAACCCTGGTGGAAATAGCGTTAGAAATGCTCCATTATCACAAGGTGCTGGTGGAGGTGGAGCTGGATCGGCAGGAGAAAATTCTTCAGGTAGTCCTTTTGTTAGTGGAGATGGTGGATCAGGATTAGATGTAAGCCCAGATTTTCCAGGAGTTCCTAATTCAGGAGTTTATGCAGGTGGTGGTGGAGGTGGAACCAATTCTGGCCCTACTGGTGGAGATGCAGGACCAGGTGGTGGAGGTGCTGGTGCTCCTTGTGGTGGAGCTGCTGGTGACGGAACTACTAATACTGGAGGTGGTGGCGGTGGAGGACCTGGATCAAACGGACCAAGTCCATCTCCAAGTAGAAGAGGTGGATCAGGTGGTTCAGGAATAGTTATAGTAAAAGAATTAGATAAAGCTTCAGGAGTCTGGAGTCTTAATGAACAAATAGATCAATTAGATGCAGGTTTATGGCCTAAGAGAGAAGCAACAATAGATTATATGGTAGTAGCTGGTGGTGGCGGTGGCGGTATGGATCTTGGTGGTGGAGGTGGTGCAGGAGGTTATCGTGCATCAGGATTTGGACCAAGTCCATTACAAGGCACAGCACAAAGTTTAAGTTTAGGAAGTTATACAGTTACAGTTGGAGCTGGTGGAGCAGGATCAACTAGTGGTCCATCAGCAGGAGTAACTGGTAGTGATTCAATTTTAGGAACAATAACATCAGCTGGTGGTGGAGGTGGTGGTTCAAGACCCGCTAATACTGGACAAGCTGGAGGTTCTGGTGGTGGTGGAGGTGGTGATTGTGGATCAGCAGGATCAGGAAACACTCCTCCAACAGATCCACCTCAAGGAAATAGTGGTGGCGCTAACGCTGGAGGTGGTGGTGGAGCTGGTGGAGCAGGTAGTGCAACACCAAGTGGAGGTAGTCCAAAACCAGGTGGAGCTGGTGGTAATGGTGTTCCAAATAATATTACAGGAAGTGCTTTAACAGTCGCTGGTGGTGGAGGAGGTGGTTCCTCAGCATGTGGTTCTTTTGGAGCAAATTCACCTAATGCCCCAGGAGGTGGAGGATCAGGTGCTGGTAATAGTCCAACAGTAGGAGGCGCTGGAACAGCTAACACTGGAGGTGGCGGTGGAGCTGGAAGTAATGCTCCTCCAAAACCAAGTGCTGGAGCTGGTGGAGCTGGTGGTTCAGGTATTGTTATTGCAAGAACATCTGCAAGTGGAGAAATATTTACTCAAGGATCTTCTTCAAATGAAACTGCAATTATTAATTGTGGTGCATGTCAAGTTGCACAATTTAAAGCGTCTTCAACATTAAATATTTTAGATTCAGGAGATTCTCAACTAGCACACTTTTTAGTAGTTGCTGGTGGAGCAGCAGGAGCATTTAACACTGGAGCTGGAGGTGGTGGAGCTGGAGGTTTTAGATCTTCTTACCCAAGTCCTACCAATGTTTTAAGAGCACAACAGTTATCTATTTCACCAGGTTGTTTTTCAATAACAGTTGGTGGTGGTGGAGCTGCAGGTCAATGCGCACCTGGAGCAGGATCAAATTCAGTATTTAGTATTATAACAGCCACTGGTGGTGGAGGTGGTGGAACAAGAGGACCTTTAGATAGAGGTGGACAACCTGGAGGATCAGGTGGTGGTGGAGGTGGATCACCAGGATCTGCAAATAATGATCCAGGTGCAGGTAATGCTGGAGGATTTATTGCAGTAGAAGGATTTAATGGAGGAGAAGGAGATTCAGGACCACCATTCCATACAGGAGCTGGTGGAGGTGGTGCTTCAGAGGTTGGACAAAATTCACAACCATCTGGTACAGGTGGTAGAGGTGGTGCAGGAAAAACTATAGCTATTTCAGGATCATGTGTAGCTTTTGCAGGAGGTGGAGGAGCAGGAGCTGGTTCAGGAGGAAGCACTGGTGGTGCAGCATCACCTTGCGGAACTGGGGGAGCTGGACAACCTAATTCAGGATCTTCTGCAGCTGGAACTACCAATAGAGGTGGTGGTGGTGGCGGTGGTAAATACTCAGGTGGAGCAGGATCTGCAGGTGGATCAGGTATTGTTATTGTTAGAATGCCTGCATGTACTTCTATGTCAGCAGCGCCAGGGACTAATAGTGTATCAACATTACCAAGTCCAGCGGGTGGATGTAAAGTAGCTCAATTTACTGTATCAGGAACGTTGACTATAAGTTAAAATTAAATTATAAATATAACATTTAAGGAGTAAGAATATGGCACATTTCGCAGAATTAAAAGCAATGACAGATCCAACTGGATTTACGTCAGATTCACATCAAGTAGTACAAAGAGTTGTTGTCGTAGGCAATGATGTAGAGACAGCAGCAGGACCATTAGGTGAAAATGATATGCACGTAGACGGAGAAAACTGGTGTATTAATTTTTTTAAAGGTGGAATCTGGAAACAGACTTCTTACAATAATAATTTTAGAAAAGCCTACGCAGGAATAGGTATGATTTATGATCCTGTAAAAGATAAATTTTTGGGACAACAACCTTACGCTTCATGGTCATTAGATGATAATGACGATTGGCAAGCACCAGTAGCATACCCTTCAATTACAGAGGATGGTGATGTTATTTATTTAATTTCTTGGAACGAAGATAAATATAATGCTGACAACACTAAAGGTTGGGAAGCAACAAAATCAAACGACGAAGCGGAAACCAAAACTATTTACGATTGGAACGGCACAGCTTGGGTGTCCGCATAGGAGGACACAATGCCAAGAAACAAAGTTGGCTCAGCAAACGGTGGAGTAATTGGAAAAACGAATAATGCTTCGTTTGGAAAAGATAAAATTACAACCAAAACATCATCTGGAAACGTAACCACACAATCTAGCACACGACTTGTAACAACAGTTGTTGTAGCAGGTGGAGGTGGTGGCGGTGGTGCACCTTCATCACCTGACCATGTTTCAGGTGGAGGTGGAGCTGGTGGAGCTAAAGTAGTTACATGTATTTCAGTTTGTGGTAATACAGCTTACCCAATGACAGTTGGAGGAGGTGGTCCTGGCGCTTCTGCAAGTGGACAAGGTACGTCAGGAAATAGCTCTATTGCAGGTTTTCCATCTAACCCTACCACAGTTTGTGGTGGAGGTGGTGGAGGTGGTGGACCTCCAGGAACATGTTCAGGAGCTAATGGTGGATCAGGTGGTGGTGGATCTTCAGCAGGTGGTCAACCAACATCAAATAATTTTGGAACAGGTGTTTGTGGACAAGGAAACCCTGGTGGGAGCGGTACTGATGCTGCGCCTCCTGGTTTAACAGGTGGTGGCGGTGGTGGAGCAAGTGCTGCAGGAGAAACAGGTATTCCAGCAACAAGAGGTGGTAATGGTGGAGATGGAACAGATTTTAGTCCTTTCATAGGAAACATTGGACCCACATGTTCAGTATTTGCAGGTGGTGGTGGCGGAGCAAAAAGAAGTGGAACTCAAGGAACAGGTGGTTCTGGTGGAGGTGGAGCAGCAAGATGTTCTAGCTCTGGTAATGGATTCCCAGGAACTGCTAACACTGGTGGTGGAGGAGGAGGAACTGGAGCACCTGGAGCAAACGCAGGAGGCACTGGTGGACCAGGAATAGTAGTCGTAAAAGAATTAAGTAAAGCAAGTGGTGTGTGGTCAATGCAAAGTCAATTTCAAGCCAAGAAACAAGGAACATGGCCAGAGTTTGGTTACGTATCGAATTATTTAGTTGTCGCTGGAGGTGGTGCTGGTGGTTCTTCAAAATCAAGTGGTGGTGCTGGATCAGCATCTGGTGCAGGTGCAGGAGGATATAGAGCGTCAGGTTTTGGACCAAGTCCATTGCAAGGAAGTGCCTTATTTTTATCTCCAGGACCTTATAGTGTAACAATTGGAGCAGGTGGATCAGCTCCTGATGGCAGTGGCAACGCGGTCGGTAATAATGGTTCAGATGGATCACAATCAGTTTTTGATTCAATAACTTCTGCTGGTGGTGGTGGAGGTAGAGGGGGTCCTTGTGGATCACAAGTTGGAGCACCTGGAGGTTCAGGTGGTGGAGCATCTGGAGGTTCGTGCACTCCAAGATCTGGAGGTACAGGAAATACACCTCCGACAGATCCACCTCAAGGTAATGATGGTGGTACCGCAGCACATACTGCTTTTAGAGGAGCAGGTGGAGGTGGAGCTGGTGGCGCAGGAACAGCACAACCGTCTTCTCCTGGAGGTGATGCGGCTGGAGGTGCTGGTGCACCAAATACAATCACTGGATCAGATGTAACTTATGCAGCTGGAGGCCCTGGCCCTGCTAGACAACCTGGAGGTGGTGCAGCAGGATCTACTGGTACAGCAAACAGAGGAAATGGTGGAGGTGGTGCTGCTGGTAAAGGTGGTGGACCAGATTCAAACTACGCAGGTGGTGCTGGTGGATCTGGTATTGTAGTTGTAAGATTACCTAGTGCAGCAACTTTATCTGTGGCTCCTGGAACTAATTCAACATCAACACATCCTGGTGGAGATAAGATAGCAACATTTACAGTTTCTGGAACATTGACAGTGTCCTAATAATTGATATAAGAAAGATATAGAAAGATGAACCTAACAAATTATTATTGGTATTTTCAATCAGCAGTCCCTGCTAGAATTTGTGATGAAATAGTTAAATATGGAAAATCTATTTCTGATCAAATGGCTGTTACTGGTGGCATGGGTAATAAAAATCTAAGTAAGAAACAAATAAAAGATTTAAAAACAAAAAGAGATTCTAATATTGTTTGGATGAATGATAGATGGATTTATAAAGAGATACAACCTTATGTTCACCAAGCAAACGCAAACGCAGGTTGGAATTTTCAATGGGACTATTCTGAGTCTTGTCAATTTACAAAATATGAAAAAGGTCAATTTTATGATTGGCACTGTGATGGTTGGGATAGACCATACATTAGAGAAAATGCAAACGATCCGTCACATGGTAAAATTAGAAAATTATCTGTAACAGTTAGTTTATCAGATCCGAAAGATTATAAAGGTGGAGAGCTAGAATTTGATTTTAGAGATAAAGATCCAGATAAAAAACCTAATATTAGAAAGTGCACAGAGATATTACCAAAAGGATCTTTGGTCGTATTTCCTGGTTTTGTTTGGCACAGAGTATGCCCAGTTAAAAAAGGATCTAGATATAGTTTAGTTATTTGGAATTTAGGATGGCCATATAAATGAGTTTT